CATGTTTTCGTCCTTATTAAATTATTTATCCATATTCTTAAGTTTTTCGAGTAAACTATTACGGTCTGTTACTATATAACCTTCGCCTGCAATCATTTCATCATCAGGTTTACCGTCTTTATCCATCTTCTCTTTCTTAAGTTGGAGTTCTACCATTTTAAGTTTTTTATCTAATTTGGCAACTTTAGCATCAAGTGATGTTTTAAGCATGCCGCCTGCTACTTCAAATACCCTGCCTGAGTATCTTGATTCAACATTCATACCTAAATCCATTAGATCGTCATAGGCATCCATTGCCTTTTGTGCAACTTCATTTAGCTCTGTATCGGCTAATTCACCTAAACCTTTTACTGCCGGCAATGCTCCAGCAATTTTGTCAAATTCAGCAATGTCTCTCAGAGTTTCATTCTGTTGAGCTACTATATCTTTTCTGTCTTTTTTCTGATCTTGTTTGATAATTTCTTTACTATCAGGTAAATCAAGAAGTTCTTCTAATTTCTTTGTCATTATATACTCACATTAACTGCTACTATTATTTAGCCTTTTCGGCTACCCTGGTGGAACATATCCTTTTCTGTAACTACTCTAAATCCTATTCCTTTAGACTTAGCATATGCTCTTGCGGCTTCCCATTTTGCCATATTTAGTACTACATGTGCTTGATTATGTTTAGATTTGCCAGCAGTTTCCATAGTAACTTGGTTATCTGGTTTAACTTCTATAAGCTCTACCATATTTTTACCTTTTTTAGTTTTATATTGTATAAAGAAATCAGGTACATATATTGTATGTCTACCTGTTAAAGGATTTCGATATGGTATTTTGACTGCTTCACTAGCCCATGCTTGTATAGAAGGATTTTCGTCACAAAATTTCATAAACGCAAATTCCCAACTACTGCGATATGTTGGAGTTTTACGTCCTACGTATTTGTCTGGATTTTTAGCTTCGAATTTACCTTGTGCAAAACGCCCCATGGGTTACCCCATTATGTTTCTTGCTTCTAGAGGAGTGGTTGTGTCAGTTACTCTAAATCCTAGTGTACTAATTTTTTGTCTATTAAAATTTATAATAGTTGCAACAGCAAAACTTAGTTGTAACTTTTCTAAACCTTTTAAAGTGTCTAATAATTCAAATACTCTAACATTATCAAGTTTAGCTTGTTGCATAAGAATTGCACCTGTTGACTGTGCCGCTGATTTATCAAAGCCTTTTGCTTCTAAGAAACCTATTACAGCGTCTACTTCATTACTTGGATATGCAAGTTGTTTTTGATAGTAAGTGTTAAAATATCTTTTAGGTGCGTCAGCACTTGAACTATCTGATTTAATTGGTAAATTTAACTGTACTTTGTCCATTTTATATTACCCCGTCCATTGGTGCTTCTGTAGGTCCACTAAAACCGTTTGCACTTGCTTTACTTATTGCACTAGTTACAGCTCCATGTACTCCTGAATTTGCTAGAAGGTTTGCTCCACCTACCACTGCCGCCGCTATTGCCGCAGTTTTTGCTGATCCTCCTCCGCCTTTTGGAAATGCTAGTCCAGCAACACCACTTACATCAACGCCGGCTTTTTTGCCAATAGATGTAATTGCACTACCTAATAATTCTTGGCCAACACTTGCTTGAGATAAGCCTCCTGCATTTTGTAATACGTTTGCGGCTTTTAAAACAGTACCAAAACTAACACCATCATTTGCAATATCACCTAACACACCAAATCCACCTGCTAGTACTCCGCCTACTCCTAGTAAACTTGAAGCACCTCCGCCAGCTAATGAGTTTGGACTAGGTGTTTTATCATAATGTTCTTCAGCAAATCCTTTAGGTCCACCTTTACCTATAGAACCTCTACTGTAATGTACTGATTCATATTCTAATGTCATTGAATTTGAAACAGCTTCACTTGCAGAGTTATCCATAGTATCATGTGACCAGTTACTAATTAACGGATTAACTAAAGTAAATGAAGTATAATTCTTTCTAGCCATTTGACTTATTGTAATACTTGTAAAAAATGGAGCAAAACTATCATTATCAAAACCATATCTATACTGTCTTCTACCAAACTGATTACCTCTGTTATAAGGATCAAATGCAGTTGTTCCTACGTCTGGTGAACCATCAGGTGTTGTTTTTGCATAATTGCCATCTCTAAAATAATATCTATAATATGCTTCCCACATAGCAGTTGTAACACCCATATTATCATCATGTAAACTAATAGTTACTGGTTGATAATCAATACGCTTTTGTACAACTCTTTTCCTGTTGTACTGATGTTTAACATCTGTTTGAACATTGTATGCAGGTAATTGAGCAGATTTAACAAGCATATTAAGTTCGTTCATATGCTTTTCTCTTAATTGCGGAATAACTGCCGCCGCCTGTGAATTAATATTAAAAGTAACATGATAAAGAAACTTTACCTTTGGTGATAATCGGTGATTGTCATCAACAAACAACCTACTACCATGTGCATAGTCTGCAAGGTTACCTTTTGGGTTTAATGCACCCGATACAACGTTATCTAAAAATCCGTTTAAGAAGCTCATAATAATATTTATCCTTTTGAGTAAAGTGGGTAGATAATCTAGTCATAAAAAAAGGGCCTAGTGGCCCTTAATTTAAATTTTATCTTGTTTAGATAGATCCGCCACCTGTGATAGCTGTGTTAACTGTTCTACCTATTGCTGTTCCTAATCCTGTACCCTGTGGAGTTTGGATTGCGTTATCGTAACGTATAGTACATGATACAGTAACTGGCTCTGAAGTAGCATAGTTAAGTGTATTGTAGTTTGTACTTTCTAAGTAACAACCGTATAATTCAAATGTCTCTAATACGCTTGCTGTGTTAGCACCGTTACCGCCGTCTAGTATTTCAATTCTAGTAACAAACTTGTAGTCTGCACCACTTGCCGCACTTGATTGCTCAAAGAAATCAAATTGTTTCTGTAGTTGTTCACCAACAAGTTTCTGTACATTGTTGCTAACATCTTCACGCAAGTTAAGTGTAATTGGTTCCCAAGTATGTTTACCAGCTAAGTAGACTCTGGAGTTGTAAATATCAACCGTCATTTGGTCAAAACTAACGCTAGGTCTTGTTACGTCAATAACTTGTTTTGTTAGCTCTGTTGACGGACTTGATACACCAAAGTTTTCTAAGCTCACTCTAAAGCGATACTGTAGTTTGGGCATTAACAAACCTTGATTAGATGCACTCGCGTTGCTGTCTAAAGGTACTGTTAATTTTGAAAGTGTTGAAATTGCCATTATGTGCTCCTATTACTTTTATTTATCATATTATAGTCCGCTAATTTCACCAGTATTTTTAAGTCTTAATGGAATGTAAATAAACTCCACTGCCTTAACTGGCTCAATAGCAATATCTAAATACAGCTCGTTTCTATCAATTCTACTTGGAGTATTGTTAGACTCATCACATACAACTAGGAAGTCATATAACGCTCTTTGTGACACTAGCTCTAGCATTAAGCTGTCTGCTTGCGCCTTGATCTCATCACGTGTGATTTTATCATTTGGCTCAAAGATGTAAGGTTTAGCAAGTTTCTTAAGTTGTGATCTCAAGTAAATTACTAGTCTTGCTACATTGATTCTGTCTAATGCACTTGCGTTCTTTGCTCTTGTCTTTTGACCAAAGTTAACAAGTCCTGCTCCTGTTAAGAATGTAATTGGGTTAATATTATTAGCATAAAGTGTATCACGCTGTCCTTCATTTAATGCAATTGACTTAAATTCGCCTTCTGCATCAATGTATCCTGCGGCACTTGCGTTTGTAATCCCACCACGTCTTGTACCTGCTGGTGCAAACCATGGAAACGATACTTGATCGCTCAATGCTAGTGTTCTAAGTATACCATGACTTGCTGGAACAATAACATTGTTACCTGCATTATCACTTGTAAACAAGCTAGGGTAGAACATACCTAAATATTCATCTCTAGTTACTGCACCGTTGTCGTTATCTTCAACTGCTAGTGCTGTATTTGAACCCCAATTATTTAATGTAGTTCCGTCACTTGCTAATCTAAATGGACTGTCACCTACGATGAATGCTGTTAAGCCTCTATCATTGTTTAGTGCAACCATTTCACCAATTAACTCTGAGTAACCTGGGCAAGCCATTACGTTAAATAACCTTGATTCGTCATCTCTAATGTCTTGGTTACTGTTAACCATTGCTTGTAACGCTTGTATAATAACTTTACGCTGTGCTTTACGTCCAAAGCTACCTGAACCATCAATTTGGTTAGCTGACTCAGTAATCCATCTGTGTGGATAGTAAGTAGCCATACTCACATCACCCATTCTAATGTTTTTCTGAGTAACATCTACATGGTTACGTACAAATTTCTTAACGTTAAATCCGCTTCTACGTAAGTTCCAAAGTAACATACCTTTTGGATATAGTGCAGGATCTGGTGCGTCAGTGTCTAAGTGATCACTAACTAGCAGTTCTGCAATAGTTCCGCTTGGAGCTAGTGTAGCTGTACCGCCGCTTGTACCATAACGTGCATCAGCAAACAAAATACCATCTTCTGATGTTTGATCGCCTTCGTCTAATGCAATCCATTTTGCTAAGTCTGCATTGTATTTGTGTACTTGTGGATAATTTTCTAAGTCTGCTGTTGATACCCAAATGTCACCTGTTACTAGTGCAGATGAACCATCTTGTTGTGTAGTTGGTTGTGTTGCACTAACAATTGGTCCTAAAGGATCAGCTGAACTGTAAACGTTCTGGTAACCCATCCATGTAGTACCGTTGTGTACCATAATATCAACTTCGTCAACAATACTGTTGTACCATAATGCACCATCAGTTGTTAATGCTGTTGGAGCATTTGCACTTGCAGTTTGTGTTAAGATCTTCCAGTTTGAAGCATAGAAGTCATAAGTTGCATCACCTGTTGGAGCCGCATATAAGTTTGCAGTTCCTGCTTTTGTTGTATAGTTAAATGCCGCAAAGCCAATTAATCCTAATGCACCATTTGTATCTTTAATGTGGATTTCTCCGCCATCGTTATGTTCAATAACAACTCTGTTACTTGCATCTACGCTTGCAACAACGTTAGTAAAGCCTGCCGCATTAATTGCATTAGCAATTAAGTCTGCATCACTTGCCGCACCAGTTGCTGTTACGCTTAGTGCTTTGCCTGTTGACATAGCCGCTTGTCCAACAATACTTTCTGACATTTGGAAACCATATGACTGACTGCTTAACTGTGTAGCTACTGCACTTGATGTAATTGAAGTTGCACTTGAACTATTTCTTGCAAAAATTGTAAAATCAAATTCTTCGTTTTCTTGCTGAGTAGTATGTGCTTGTACATATGTTGCACCTAATGCTAATCCAAGTCCGCCAGTTGCTTTATCTAAATTGTATAATGCTTCATGGTTTGTTTTATAGACTAGTGCTGATTTGTCTTCCCATAATTTAGTAGTTCCGTTAAACTGCTTAACTTTCATCTGTACACCTAAGTTAGCGTCAGTAGTTTTAAACCAAACACTTCCTGTAGGTCTTGTTTGTGTATCAGCTGTTTTAAATCCTGGAACTGCTGTATGTGGAGCAATTTCAAATGCTGGTGAATAGTAAGTACCTGCTGTTAAACCTAAGTCTGCAAGTAATGTACCTGATCCGCCTGCCGCTAATAAAATAGCACCATCAACATCAGTTGCACCGTCAGTTGTGTTTGAACCGTCACCAAACAAATTAACTTTACCGTCAACTACAGTTGCAGTAACACCTGTAATACCTGCACTGTTTACTGCCGCCGCAAATTGTGCTACAGTAGTATCTGATCCGCCCAATGAAACAGTTGTTCCGTTAATTGAAATACCTTGGCTACTTGTTAGTGTTGGGTTAGCCGCTGTAGCTGTTACAGTTGGCCAACTTGATACCCAAGCCGCTGATCCTACTTTAACCCATGTACCTGAAGTATTTTTGTAGTACACTTTGTTCAAAGTAGTTGTTGTTACTACTGCATAGTCGCCTACTGCGCCTACTGCACCTTTAGGAATGCCTGAGTTAGTTTCACCAACTAGGTTAACTTTATTTGTAATAACTAATGGAACCTTATTAGTAAATGACTGTCCACCAGTAACAGTTACGGCATTGCCGTTCCATTCAAATATTCCGTATTTTGTTAATGCTGTGTCAAACCACCATGTTCCATTTGCTGGATTTGCCGCTGGTGCACTTGCACTTGGACTTAATTCGTTTAGATCAACATCTGCTCTTACAACAAATGCTCTGTTACTAACACCCAAATATGAATATGCCGCTTGTAAACCGTATTCGTTTAGTTCGCCGCCGTTGACTGGATTGTTACTAGCATCTGTTTGGAAGTATGGATCTCCGAACGTGTCTGATAAATCTCTTTGTGATGTAATTAAAAATGGTACTCCGGCATTTGCCTTTGTAGTACCTCTTGCTGTACCTGTTC